TTCAGGTAATGATGCCGTTCTTACCAAATATGTTGCTACTTCGGTATCAGCACCTATTACTCCCGTAGGAAATAATGGTTTAAAATAAAACAAATACTGTCGAGCACCGCCCTGAAAATTACTTCTATAACTATCTATATCAAATTTTGGCATATCTTTTAAAGCCTCCTATTTTATTACTTATACTGCAGTTGCCAATTCTGTAAAGCTGGCACCTGTTTTTGTTGCTATGAAATTCAGAACGATAAATTCTGCAGCTCTTGTTGGTTTAATATAAATATCACACCATAATTCATTTCTATCAATTCGTTCAGGTGTATTATTGGTTTCATTACATACTATCATATAATCATAGATACCTCTTCTTGATTTTACATCTCTCAAGAACGGATCAATCATGTTGATAAGTAATAATCTTGTCAAGTCGTCATTAGGTTCAAATAAGAAATATTTTGCAGCTGTTGAAATCGCCTTTTCAAGAACAATGAATAATCTTCTAACATTAATTCTATTGAAAGCTGATTCTTTATCAAGTTGTGTTTTTTGGCCCCATACAACTTTTCCTTGTCCTGAAAATGATACAATAGGATTAACTCCAGCCTTGTAAAGAACATCTCTTTCACCTAATGTTGGATTCCATGCTAATCTTCTAACATTACTTAATAATGCTCTGTTAAGACCTGCTGGCGCAAACCAAGGATCTGAAACATCATCTGTATTGACAAATACACCTGCCACATGACCAGATGCTGGAATCCATCTATATTTTCCATTCCATTTATCATATACTTCAAGCCAATTACCATATAGTGCTGAATAACTTGAATTTAAATTCAGTGTTTCTCTTCTATAAGTTCTCAAATCAGTAGCTTCAGAGCCTCTATTATTTATAACATCAGAATCTAAACAGTCTAGAACAGCTATACAATCTTTTCTTGTTTGGCAAATAGTATCAATATATTCCTTTACAGTTGTTGATTTATTTGAATCTATAAAGATATTTATATCAATTTCTTCAGGATTTGCATATAAATCCAAATCTGTCATAACAAGAGCATCTGTTACAACATCTAAAGGATCTAAAGCATTATAATCAGAACCACCGCCAAAATCCTGATATCCATCTGATGATATTACAATATCACTATTTTTAGCATCTTCACACATAGAAATTCTAATATATTGTGATGTTTGATTAATTATTGTTTCACAAAATGTTCTTCTTCCTTGATCATCATATCTGTTTTCCATTGTAGAAACATTAAAATATTCTTTTACAGTATATGCTGTCTCTCCTTGGTCTTTAACAGATACAACTATAAGAAAATCCTTTGCATCAAGTAACGGACTATCTATAGCTTCAATATCAGTATGTGCTTGTCCGGTTCCACAACCAGCACCACCTGATGCTATAGAATTATATGTATTATTATCTGCTACCGCTACTCTTATATTATTTCCCCATGCACCTCTTGATATTGCAATAAGATAAAAAGGACTTGGTGATGCAACAGCAACTTCTGTTCCAAATTCATCAGGATCTTCACTATCAAAATCAGATAATTTATATGCATTATTAGTTGTAAATGCATCAAATATAGCATCAGAACCACTTGCAGCTTTTGTTCCTGCAAAAGTTGCTGATACTGGCATTGTTCTTGTACAATATAATGCATTTCCATATCTTAAAAATCCTGTAGCTGCAAGAACATCTTGATAACAATTTGCTATATTTGTTGGTTTTCCAAAAGTTCCAATAAGATTATTTGTATTTGTTATTAATACTTTCTTTCTTTCAGGTCCTTTATAAGTATTTCTTAATATAGAAACACCTATTGATGTAGCTACTGCTGGTATTGTTGTAGATAAATCAATTTCATTGACATCCACTATAGGACTCATGTAAAAAGCCATCGTCTATCTTCCTCCCTATAATCTTTCAAGATTATTTATGTTTATTTCAAACTTCTATATCTATTTATAAAAATAGTTATGAATTTTAAATTTATTTGTATTATTTATATTTTTATTATAAAATTTCATATCTATCATAATATAATGTTGCATTACATTCTATATGACTTTCACCGTCTCTTACTGAAAGTGAAAGTTCTCCTAATGATTGTATCCATACATTTTTAAACATTATAACAACTTTTTCTACATTATAATTATCCATTAATTTTATTGACATATCGACCATATAATCTGCCGGTAATGAAGATGGTTTATCAAAATTATTACATACATATATTAACCATTTATATAATATATGCCAATTAGAAAAATCAGAATCTACCATAAATGATACACTTAATGGATCAAAAGACATACCACCATTATGAAATAACATTTTCATTCCTTGCCATGTTGATTCTCCCTGATTTAGAGAAATTGCTGGTAAAACTACGCTAAATAAATTTAAGCGAACAACATCCACAGCATCTAATGTTGTTTCTGTTGGTAACATAGGAATTACTAGTTGATATTGTGTCGCTGTCGCGCGATTTATATTTACTGGCATAGTTTAATTCTCAAAAATTTCATAATTATATAGTTTTATTGCATCCTCATCTATTTCACGACCTTCTAAATACATAGTCTCTGCTGCTGGACTATTAGAACCGGACGTTATTACAGACTCTGTATTTCTATCTGCCCATCCATAATCATTAGTGAAAAATCTTATATTTTGTGATCCTACTGCACCAAGTTCTGTAGATGGTGTAAATAAATACCCTTGACATATAAATGATGTATCCCATTTTACTACTCTTGCTTCTTCCTCACTCGTATCATCAGTCATTACTGGTGAACAACTCTGTAGCACAACTTTTATTTCAAGATATACATCTAACTCAGGGATATGTATTTTTATAAACGCATGTGGTGTAAAATAAGGTAATATTTGTTCATATATCTGATCAATATCAACCATATGTAATGCCCATATAGTAAGGTTAAATCCAAAATTATATGGAACCATATTTTTTGCTAATGTTGATATCATTGTCTCATCATTAGTAGAAATCTTTATAGCTTGCTGTCTGTTAGTCATTCTATTAACATCAAAATCAATTCCTGACATAATTACTGAGATCATTGGAAGCATTTCTTCATTTCTACCCAATTCTTTTAAAAACATATATGCTTTAGTTTTAGGTCCAAATCTTATAGGAACAACAACTTGTCTTAATAAAACACCGTTAATGTCATATCTTCCAATCTGAATATCATTGAAAATATCAAGAAATCCGATTATTGTTTTTCTAATTATCTTGTAATAATAATATTGCCTCATAAATTATTTTTCCTTAAATCCAAGACATTTTCCATCTGCATCCAAAAAAACATCCATACAACCACATTGATATACACCGGGTATAGGACTAACATTAAATTTACATTCACCATTATTACAGGTAAGGCCAACTTTTCTTAATAAACATCCTTGCGGCGTCCATTTCTTACATTCTGTCGCTTCACAAAAATATCTACCAAATTCTTTTTTCCAAGTTTTTTCAATCATTTTATTTAACCTTTAAAAATAATATCAATGCTTTGTGATAGTTACCACCGGCATCTTTTTTTGTTTCAATTTCAGTTTTCTTCTCTATATCAAAATATTTTTCACATTCTTTTATAAAATCATCTTTATTCGCTACTTTATCATCAGTATTACCGCCAATATACACATATATAACAGCATTTCCATCATCTGTAAGAACTCTTCTCACCTCTTTTAATGATTTTTTATAATCTGTTGAATGTAATACAGATAATGAATATACGAAATCAAATTGTTTATCATTATACTTCAGTTTTTCCGCATCACCAATATCAAATTTAATACGTGATTGTATTGTTTTATTCTGTTTCTTTAAATTATTATTAGCTAATTTTATAACATCTGCAACAATATCAATTCCTATAACTTTCTTAGAATATTGTGCGAGATAGAATGTATCTATTCCAGCAGCACACCCTATTTCAAGAACATTATTAAAGTTACCATACTTATTTACAACAGATTTTGTAAGTCTGCTTACTTCTTTATCTACCCAATGATCATCATCGGAATTATAAACATCTTCCCAAAACTCTTTTTCTGATTCATTGATAAAATTTAATAATCTCATTTATTTCCCTTTTGGTTTTTCAATTTTCATAAATTACCTTTTTATTTTGTTTCTTCAAATTCAATAATAATTTTATATGGATTTTTTCCTGAATTAAAAGGTGAGTATACTGAACCTGATCTACATTCACCATATACTCTTACTATTTTATATTCTAATATGAAATTTATTACTTCTTCTGTAAGTTTATCAATTTTTTCTTCAATTTTCATATTATCTAATCTCCTTTATTTATAAAATCATAAACTCAAAATCGAACCCCATGTCAATAGCACCTTAAATATTTCCCATATTGAGAATTTTG